AAGAAATCAATGTCACATACAATATTTCTTCTACATTTTGTGTTACAGTAAATGTGGTTGTTTCTCCATCTGCTAACACTTCATATATGTACATTGTTTGATACCACATCTCATCTCCATATGGAGCTACAGTATAACTATGAGTCATTTCCCATCTATCTGGAATTGATAAAGTTCCTCTTGCAACCACAATAGCATATACTTTACATCCCGTTTTAGATGTAACTGTAGCTGTAATAGAAGTTGTCTTCTTTCCTCCAACAGCTTTATATGCCAACATATTTGTTTTTGAATTTGCCTCTATAACACTTTTTACAGAAGGTGTAGATATTGAAGTTACATATCCATTAACAGAAGTTGTAGAAGTAGAATTTATAGAAGGAGTAACAGTCTTTGTTCCAATATTTGGCATTGTACCAGTTACTTTTCCACCTTTTATATAAGCAGTCTCACCAGACAAAATATCTCCAGCTTCTGCTGTCGCATCTGTTGAGTCCATAACTTCCACAGTTCCTACTACATCAAAAATTTGAACTCCAGCTCTAATATTGTCTGGAATAATTTTACTATTTTTTTCTGCTTGTATTCTTTGCAGATTTTGTTCTAATTCTGACATTTATATCTCCTCCCTTCTATGTATCACCTAAGATAGATTTTGTTAATCTCAAACAATTATTATATGATGTTGATTTAGTAAAATCTACTGCCGCAATTGTTCCTCCAGATGTATATCCTGCTGGAATAGTTTGTACTGATTCTTTCATCTCATAATTTAATTTTCCATTGTTTGGCATAGTACCTTCAACAACACCACTATTATTTATAATTTTCTCTCCTTCTAAAACTTTATCTGTTGTTGTTAATTCTAATTCATCTGTAGAATAATAATATTCATCATCAAGAGTTATTCCTGATATTACTTGTTTTCCGTCTAAAGATAATGCATACAAATATGTTCTTTCACTATTTTGAACAAAATATGTATAATCTGAGCTTTGTGCATTTGACACTGGTGATGTTACAGAAAGTGTTGCACTCATTGACACCACTGAAGTTGTAGTATTTATTAATTTACTTGCTCCAGTATTTGCAATTAATAACATATCGTTACCAAAATTATAAAAAGCTGAAACTAAAACTCCCGCAATATCTTTAGTATTTTCAATAACTACAGGACTTGAGAATACTACCTTTTTGTCTTCAGTAATAGCCAAGTCATACATCCATATATTTTTATTTTCTCCATATAAAGCTATTGCTATTTTATTAGAAATACTATTAACACCTAAATAATAAACTGTTCCTTGTGTCATTCCATTTGGTAATGGAACATTTGTTGATGCAATTTTATCTAAAAATTCTCCTTGGTGAACAATTAAAATACTTTTGTCAACAATACAAAACTCATCATTACAAAACCATACTTCATACATATCACAAGGTACCTTTACAGAACCTTCTTCAAGAACATATTCTTCTATACTGATTTGTAAATTAGTAAATACATCTCCATCTAAAGCCATATAATTTCTAATTACATAACCATTAGTGTCTGTACCATAATCATATTCGTAAACAAAATCTCCACTATATAAACTTGGTGCTATCGCAGCACTACGAATAGTTCCAGTAAATTCTTCTTCTCCATTATAGATTTTTTGAGTAAATACTTTCCCTATTGCTCCTGTTATAATATTTATTTCACAAGCAACAAATTCGTTAGTATCTAATACAAAGTATGTCATTCTTCTGTTTGTAACTACTTCATATCCTATTGCATAAGCCAATACATTTCCTTTTAAATAATTTTTTAAGTCTGCATTTACTGTTGTGCTTGCAAAAATAAAAGAAACTACTTTTCCATTTAAAGTAGCTTTAAAGTTTTTAAAATATTTATAATCTCCTATTACTTCTTCTGCCAAAGTTGCACGAATACTTGGATTTAATGTTGTGTAATTTATTTGTAAATCTCCATCCAATTTAGCAAATCCATCTACACCCAAAATAGTATTTCCCTCTACTATTTTATCTGATGTAAGACCTATTATGCTTGCAACTAAAGCTTTATCTATTGTTAAAACTGTATTGTCTTTTGTAACGTGTCCTGTTTGAGTAGTAAGTAATTCTAAACTGGTATTTGTTTCTACTGGACTTTTTAAAGGAAGTTTTGTTGTACTTGTATATTTTTTTATATTTCCAACTATTCTTTGTCCTTGAACATAAGCTACTTTGTTTTCAATAATATCGTCTTCTGTAGCGTCTGCATCTGTAGTATCCGTACCTTTATAAATACCTTTTACTCCATATATTGTAACGCCTTCACGAATATTTTCAGGAAGGACTTTCATTTTCTTCTCTTCAACAATTTCATTTAACTTATCTCTTAATTCTGTTGGTTCTGACATTTACTTCTCCCTCCTTAATATCCAGTTGTCCAGCCTGCATTTAAGAATGCTTGATAATTTGACAATGTTTTACATCTTGTTGCTTGGTCTTGTGTTAAACCTATAAATTTCAATGTCTTATCTCTATTTACTTGTGTCATATTAATACACATCATCATAATATTATTTAAACTTTCATTAGTCAAATTAATACATCCAGTAAAAATTTCTTTGGTATTATTTGAAGAACTAGTTGCTAAAGTAATACTTGACACATCTAATACAGGAACATATTTTAATGCACTACATCCATTGAAAGCATATCCTAAATGGTTAATTGGCATTTTTAAAGTAGGAATTGTTACTAAAGCAGTACATCCATAAAAAATACGATACCAACTAACTGATTGAGTTGTTTGATATTCTGGTATGATTTGTAAAGCAGTACATCCTTCAAACATTTGTTGCATATTATTTACTGTACTTAAATCGAACAATGGTGCCTCTACCAAATCTGTATTTCCTGCAAATAATCCTGTACATCTTCTAATCAACGAAGGGTCTATTCCATTTATAGTTCCTCCAACCTCTAAAGTTCCTACAATCCTCTCTCCATTTGCATACGCAACCTTACCTTTTCTTATGTCGTTTGCTGTCGCTGTTGTATCTGTATAATCCTGTGTTGTACTAATAGAATTTGCTAATGTCAAACAAGTTTTATACTCATTTAGCTCTTCTATATCCGTTGCCGCAATTGTTCCTCCTGTAGTATAACCAGCAGGAATTTCTTGTTCTTCATCTAATGGAACATAATTTAATGCTCCATTATTCGCCATCGTTCCAACTAACTTTTCTCCATAATTATATGCTGTTGCTCCTAACAGAATATCTGCTGAAGTTGCTGTTGCGCCAACATATCCTTCTGAAGTATCTAATTCGTTAGCCAAACCTAAGCATATTTTATATTCATTTAATTTTGTTATGTCTGTTTTTTTAACAGCTCCTCCAGAGGTATAACCCTCTGGAATTGGCTGTTCTTCATCTGATGGGTCATAAATTAACTCACCATTATTAGGCATAGTACCTTCAATCTTTTCTCCATTTACATAAGCACTCTCGCCTTCTAAAATATGTTCGCTTTTTGCAGTAGCATCGGTAGTGTCTGTTCCTTTATATGTTCCTTCTACACCTAAACAAACAACACCTTCTCTTAAAGTATCTGGAGTAAGATTGGCTGTTTTATCCTCTAAAATGTCATCTAACAATACTTGTAATTGATTTAATTCTGCATTTGTAGGCATTTTATTCATCCACTCCTTTTACTTCTTTTGCTGTATTTATTAATTTCTCATATTCTGAAGCAGTTAATAAACTACTTAAAGTACCAGTTAATAACTTACCATCAGAGTAAGCTGTCTTACCAGCTCTAATATCATATTCTGTAGCTGTAGCATTACTTGTATCCATAACAGCTTTATCAAAATATGTTGGAGCTCTTTTTGGAATTCCAGCTTCTGTCCAATATTTACTTGGAGTCCAGTATTCACTGTTAACCCAAACATATTTAACATTATATTCTGGATTTCCAGTAGTAGTAAGTAACCATAACTCTCTAGCATTTCCATTATATATAGATATATCTTTTGTAGATGCAATTTCTGTCCAAGAGATTCCTCCTGTAACAGGTTGCCCTGCAACATTCTCCATATATTGTAATGTACTAGGAGCAGTTAATTCTACTTCCCAAACGTGTCCTTTTTTATCTTTCAAGAACTTTCTTCTTGGGTCTGTATTTAAGTCTCTCAATTTTTCTAACAATTCTAATTTTTCAATATATTGAACTTCATTATTTGACTCTCCCATATATCCAACCAAACTAGACAATTGTCCACTTAAATAATTTGAATTTCCTTTTACTACTCTTGGATATTTTCCATAAGTCTTATAAACATTTACGTCTGCATTGTTATTCATCTGCCCACTTTGAGTATTTAATTGAAATAAAAATGATTCTTCTACAGCAAATTCATTTTCTGCTTCTTCTCTACAAAGCAATAATATCCAATCTACCCAACAAGCTGTAACTTCTTGAGATACGAATGGAGTTCCCATTGCTTCTTCATAATCTGGGAACAAATAATAAATGTATGTTTGTCCCCATTCAGTATTATAATCAACAATAAATATTTCTGAAGGGTCTAAAGTTTTTACATACTTCATACTTGTTCCTTCTACATTTTGTCTATAAACTTTCCATCCTTGTAAAGTATTTCCTGCCTCATCTCCTGCATTTCCTGCATTAAGACTACGATTAAACTTTGCAAGCAATTGAGTATTTATATCCCAATATGGCTCAGTAACAACATTATTTAGGGAAGTTTGTAATTGTTCATCCATATCTGTTTTTGTTACCCAAAGATAATCTACTGTCTGAGCGCCTTCAAGTTCTATTTTATTTATGTGCATTTACTTACTCCCCTCCTAACAATTCTTGTAATTCTGCCTCCACTGGGTCATTTATATAATTTCCTTTATTGTCTACAATTGTTTGATAGTTGTAATTTACTCTTGCACTTGGTTCATCATAATAACGTAATGGTAATGGTACAACAGACCTACTTAATGTATATCCATTGTAACTTGCATATAAATCTTTTGCTGGGAATAGTCCGTCTGCAAATTTTGTATATACTATAAATCCATCTGTTCTCATTATTATAATATACCAATATAATGGTGATGCATATATTGGCTCTCTATATTCACTATGTTCCATTGGTGTGTGCACTACATATAATAAATCTGCAATTCCAGTCTCTTGTGTATCTGGTCTATTTACTAATTCCAATGTTCTATATATTACATCTCCATTGTCATCCAATCCTGTTGCCGCATAATATCTTTGATTTCTTGGTCTATCTTCATCTATTCTAAAACTTATAACGTGATTTGTATCCCAATCTAAAGATAGTGGTTCTCCCTTATCCCTATCAAAAACTAATGAAGAACCTTTGTCTATTTTAACTGAAGTATGAGAATCTTGTGGGGCGTCATTTACATAAGAATATGTACCAATAACATCTCCTTCAATTAATCTCAAACTAGACCATTCAACAATAATTCCGTGTTCAATAGGACTATTTTCTGCATTTACCATATTCTCAACACTAATATCAATATATTCTACTTTAAATATATATTCTGGAGTTTCTGCTTTTACTCCATCTAATGTTTGAACATATAATTTAATACTATATTTTTCTCCATTTAAAAATCCATCATAATAGAATTTCATATCTATACTAGAAATCATTCCAGTATCTTTTATTACTTCTTGAACTTCATTTGTGTCATTTTGTAATTTGCAAAGTACCCATCTAAAATAAGATATTGAAACGTGTTGTTCTTGTTTATATCCACCATAAAATGTTGCATATTTAGAATACATTGTAAACCTATTTGATTCATAATCTCCTGTTCCTTCCAAACAAGACATTAAAATCTGACAATCTATATCAACATTATTTTCTGTCGTATATCTAACAACAGCATAACTTGGGTCATTTTTATCTATATGTAAAAATAAAACTGAGTCTCCCACTTTAAAATTTATTATTTGAGATTTTCCATTTTCGTCTATGTATGAAAAAGTTGTTGCTTTTGTTACTTCTACATAGTTATATGGAACTGAAAATATTTGTTTTAAATTATCTAATGTTACCTCTGGTTTCTTTCTAGCATCAAAATAAGATTCAATACTTGTCAAATGACCATCAATCAAATTGTCTTTTGTATAATCTCCACTTGTACTCCAAAATAATGTTACTGACCACTTATAGCTTTTGCCATTTTGTAATACAGTTGTTGGTAATTGATGTACTATAATATTTGCTGCCCCATTGTAATCTCTTGGAGGCATTGGTTTGTCAAGATAATATTTGCCATTTTGTATATTATAATATTTTAAATTTTTTGATTGAATATAAGCTTTCATTCCCTCGAATATAATATATACCCATCCTGTTGCTGGTTGTGGTTGAATATCAAGAATTGCTACAGATTCTCCTTTTGGAATTTTATATAGTAAATTTGCATCTGTTGCATTTGTTGTACTATATGCTGGAGTTTCTTGCGTTGTTTCCCCTCCATCCAAATGAGCCAAAGCATAACTTTCTTGATTAACTAAATTTAATATTTCATCATAATATTTTTGACATTCTTGATTTTTCTTTTCTAAGTTTACTTCTTTCCATAATTTATTAACGGCTTCCCATAAATCTTTTACATAATATGCATCACTTGTTTCTCTTGAATACATTAACAACACTGTTTTTCTTGCTTTTTCTAAGTTTGCATCATCCATAAAAGAGGTGTCTGTTGAAGCCAAACTTACTCTAGTTGCCATTACGTTATCATAATAGTTTTTAAAAGAAGAAAATTCATCTTTAACTTTTGTAAAAGCCTCATCATCAATAATCTCTACATCGCCTTCATAAACAATACCATCTGTTCTTAATGGGTCAATATTTTCCCATTCTATGACTTGCTGTTTAATATATTCCGCAGTTCCTGAACTTGGAGCATCTTCTTTCCCTATTTTTGCTTGAACAGCATTATTTATTTCTCCCCAGTATTGAAAAAATTTTGTTATTTCTGATTGTGTTAAAGCCTTTTCTCTTTTACCTTCCTTGAAGTTTTTCAATTCTTGTAGAAGAGCTTTCATCTGATTATACTTACTATCTGCATTTAAATATAAAGTATTATAGGCATTTTCCAAGGATGTTTTAAAAGTTGCTTTTAATGTACTTGTTTTATACTCCTCTTCAAACTCATCTATAGCGTTAATTTTATCTGTTTGGTTTATTAAAATATCAGACAAACGATTAATATTTTCTTCAATAATTCTTTGATTTTCTGTACTAACTAATTCATATACTAATTTATTTGTATCTATATCATAAATTTGTATATTATATGCACATAATAAATTATTACCATTTAATTGCCATCTAAACTTCATATCATCTTGGTCTGTAACATCTATTGCTTCATTATGGGGAACCATAAACGATGGTTGATATAATGCCATTTAATTCACCTCTCTTTTATATGAATAAAGCTCCTTATGTAATTACACAAGGAGCCTTTTAAATTTTTATTTCTCTGAAATTGGTATCATAGCATCTAAGCTACTAATAAATTCTGAAATATTATCTGCCTGAACAGTAAAGTTACTAAAGTAATATTGTTTAGTTTCTCCTGTTGCATTGCCTAATCCATTTAATTTTGATGTTCCTGCCGTATTTTTTGTTAATGCCATTAAAACTGGATTTGTTGTTAAGTTACTAACTAAAGTATCAAATGCTTTTGTTTGTTGTGGAGACAATACTCTTTCTGGTAAATTTATATCTTTTAAGAATATACCTTTTCCTGTTGCCAATCCACCTTGGTCATATGTCAAATATTGTCTACTTGCATATCCATTTATACCATTATAACTTATTGCTGCCCATTGCCCATTTGCTTCTCCTGTAATTGTTACAGAAGCACCTTTAGGCATTGAACCTAATACTTTATAATTTGTACCTGCACCTGAACGTATATTTAAGTTCTTACTTCTTGTTGTTACTTTTCCCTGTCTTGGGAAACCATTAGATGCTGGTGGTTGTGGTTGTGCTGGAGCAGGAGTTGGTGTTGCTGGCTGTCCATTATCTGTTATAGATGAACCATTTTCTCCAGTATGTAAAGGAGTATTTGTATCATCCTTCTTTTTCCATCCCTTATAATGAGCACTCCAACTATCTTCTTGTGTTATAATTGTTCCTGTTGCTTCATCCCAACCATAACCAAGTTTTTTTCTTAATTCGTGAAATTCTGCTTCAGATAAATTTCCACTCTTTAATAATTCTTCTGCCTCTGCAACAGTAGTTCCTTTAAGTGCAAGTCCGATTTCGGCTGTTCCTCTACCAATTTCTTGTAATAATTGAGTAAGAGTTCCACCATCTTCTCCAAAAGCACCTTGTAATACATCATTTAATGCTGGAAGGTCTTCTCCCTCTGCATTTGCTAAAGCTTGTTCAATATTTTTAACTTCACTCTTTTCTTCTTCGATAGCTTTTTTAACTTGTTCTAGCAATTCATTGTTTTTATCCATTTGCATATTATCGTTGTCGATAACTTTATTCATTGCATCAATATAAACTTGTTGTTCAGCTTCTCTTTCAATTTTCTCTTTCGCAGCTTCTGCGTCAGCCAATTGTTTTTGAGCATCTTTTACTGCATTAGGGTCTGCTACCCATTGCCAAGCTCCATTTACAAACATTCTTACATTACGTTCATTTTGAACATTTTGTAAATTTGTTCTTGCTTTAGCAACTTCTAATTCTGCCTTAGCAAGTTCATACTCTTTCATCTTCATTGCAAGTTGACGTTCTGTTTCAGCAGTAATATATTCTGCCTTATACATCTCTTCATCTGTTAATGCATTAATTTGATTATAATGGTCTTCCCAGATGTAAGCAATATCTTCTTGTATTTCTGTTAATGTTCCACTTAATTTTTTATAATCCTCTTCGTTAAACATTAATTGTCTCATTTGTTCATCAAGATATTCAAATGAATCTAAACTTGCTTGAAGTTCACTGTCTAATTCTGCTTGTATATCCAATGTTTCATTTAATATGTCATTATATTGTTCTTGAATAGTTACAAGCTGTTCCATTCTGGTTACATCTTTTTCAATACTTTCATTTTGCTCTTCAACTGCCTTTTCAAGTTGCTCTACTATATCGTCTAATAGTTCATCTCTTATTTCTTTTACAGTTTCGTGTAACTCTGCAAGTGTTTCCCTAATTGCTTCTTGATTTTCTAACCAAGCATCATTTAATTCAGAAACACTATCGTGAATGTTTTCAATTTTTTCTCTTTCTTTATCAAGAGCTTCAATTCTAATGTCGCCCTCTTCTTCAATTTGTTTAATTTTGTCTTTAGCAGCTTGAATTGTATCTTTATCTGTACTTCCTGCAACAGAATTATATACTTCTCTCATTCTTGCCGCAGTTTCTTTTTCAATAGCATTTTTTTGATATTCAATTTCATTTAGTTTATTACCATATGCTAATGTATCATTTCCTTCACTGTCAAACCAAGATGCTATATCATATTGACTATTACTATCAATTATTTCTTGTTTTTGAGCATCAATACTTCTATTTGCACTATAAAGTTCTCCAACTTTATCAGATAAATTACCAAGAATTTTATTTTGATTTTCTAGCCATTTTGATGTATCTTCAGTTACATCATATATCTCATTATAGTAATCTAACTCTTCTTTTAATCTATCTAAACGATTTGCTGCAAGCATTTCTTGATTAATAAATTGTTCTGTTTGGTCTTCAAGGTCTAATTCAATATCTGCTTCATAACCTTCAATATCTTGAAGTATATCTTTAAGGTCAGATGCTGCATCTTCTGCTGTATAAGAATCTTTCTTTCCTCCTCCTCCAGCAGGGTCATATCCTCCAGAAGGAGAGTCTACTTTAGTTTTAACGTCTGCTTCTATAGGAGTAAACAATTCTCCAATAGCATCTGCAACATTACCATTTTCTGATAGCAATTGTCCAATTGACCTAATAGTACTTGCTGCACCAATTTTAATTTCTGTTTGTTGAGTTGCTTGAGGGTCAACTTTTATTAAACTTCCTCCCTTAGCAACATCTAAAACATCCGTGTTTAGTCTAATAGCTGGAATCTTAATTGGAATAGTCATTTCAAACTTATCCATTACATCTGCCAATTTAATTAGTGTTTTTCCAAGATTTTGAATTGATTTTCCCATTGCGGTTGATGCAATTTTATTTCCAGCCGCAGCAGCTGCATTAAGATTTGTATTTGTTTGAATTATTGCTGTAGCAATCTCTTCTACACTTGCATCAGACATTAATCCCATAGAATCTAGTGCGTTTTTTGCAGATTCCCTATATGCTTCATTTGTAGAATTTACTTGGTCTTTTAAAAATGTAGCCATTTTTATTGCAGATTTTTTCAAAGAACCATCTACTTGGTCTAATGTTCTATCTACAGAATTAGTTAACGTTCCATCTGCAAATGCGTTGTCAAGTATTTCGTATGCCTCATCCAGTCCCTTTAAATCCATATTATTAATTTCTTCAATAGAAAAGTCTTTTAATTGTTCTGGGGCTTGGGCTACAACAAAA